CCTAAGTTAAACTTTGCAGGAGAACCTACTATAGACCAAATCAACACACACTTAAGATTAGGTTTAAATCCACGAGAAATTAGAGCATCGGAACAAATGGATGAGGTAGCAAGTTTAGGTTACTTAAACAAAGGCTATGAGAATCCAAATGCATTTAACTTAATCACCAATGAGATTAACTTAAACCCTAAGTACAGTTTAATACAGAGTGAGGTATTAGCTAGAGACGGTAAGTATTATTTATCTATCAAACCAGCTCCTAATGGCAAGTCTTTAAAACCTGTAAGTAAAGATTACTTGAGGCAGGTTAAGTTTCCTGATATGATTATTAACAACGTTGCGGATTTTTCCAATGCAGGGTTAATAGAGTTAATGGATAACTTACTGAAGAATAAAGAGTTACCTCCTTTCCAACACAAGATGTTAGAGAGGTTGCGTAACTTAATGAGAATAAACCCAACACTTAGACTTGCAGTATTTGACGATGCAGAAGTAGATGACGAGTACCAACGATCATTCTATGACCCTAAAGGCAATACTATCTATATCGGTAAGACAGTAAGTTCTGAGTTTAACACGGAGTCTTTTGCTCGTGAGTTAATCCACGAAGCAGTACACGCATATACAATATCAGCTTTAACTAATCCTATTACTGCAGAAGAGATTAAGTTTAGACAAGAGATGGAAAGATACATCTCTGAGTATAAGTCCAAATACCCTAGGCTACAGCACCACTACGGCTTCAAGAACGTAGAAGAGTTTGTATCCGAGTATCTCTCTAATCCAAACTTCAGAAACGATTTACAGGAGGCAGAAAGAACAAACAAGGATAAGACATTCATATCTCGTGTAACAGACAACATAAAGAGATTCTTAAAGAATGTTTTAGGTTTAGGAGATACATTGTTTGATAGAGTTAATCAAACCGTAGAAGATTACTTTGAGTACCTGGATAATCTGGAAGATATGCCAGACTTAGCAGGTGAGCACGAGTTAAGGTTTAACCAACCCTACGCTACTCAACCTGTAAATCCTTTGAGTGTTAATCTAAGTCAGTTCCAACAATACGTAGACAATACTTTCACTAGTTCTAGTTGGAAGCAACTAAGCCAAGGGTTAGCTGAGATTGACCCACGCTTTGCATCTATTGAAAGAATCAGAGAGAAGTTTGGAAACATATCAAGCGCTTCTTTAGGAAGTACTATTAAGTCCTCTATCGACTACTTGATAGCTTTAGAGACTTTGATGGATAGAGTTATTAAGGATGTAGAACTGCACAGGGAAAACTTAGGATACTACAGTTCTGAAGATGCTGTGTCCGTGTTTAATCATGCGATACATATAGCTGAGTTTGTTCAAGAACAGATGGCAGCCTACAATCAGTACTTGATGCCTCAACTTAGGTTAGAGCAAACTGAAACAGACTTGCAAACTAACTTAGGTATGGCAGGTGAGTTCAGACAAGAACGTAGGAGTCAGGTAGAAAACTTTGATGCTGTATCACAAGAACTAATTGACAAACTCAAAAGAAACAAAGAGAAGGCAAACAACTTAAGAGATGAAGCAAAGTCAGCAATACTAGCTCCAGTAGCTTCTCAGTTAAGTGAGCCTTTTAGAAAGATTGCCAAGGAACTACAAGAACCTGACAGTCAATTAAATCAAGAGATTGCAGCTAAAGAAGAACTATATCAACAAGCTATAGCAAACAAACAGCCTAAGAAGGCAGCTGATATGCTAAAAGACTTGAATCAACTTAGAATGTTTAGAGATTGGGTTCCTACTCAACAAAACATTATTAAGTTATTGCAGACTGGTATGGACCCTCAATACAAAGGTGCTAACTTCTTTACCATCTACTTAGGAGTGGCTAACATGACAGGTAGTCCTTTAGTACAAGTAGTTAAAGAATACTTGGATACACACTTGACAGAGGCAGCTAACAAGAGTCGTGAGTATACCAATAGGGCAAGTAAGTTGTTTGAGAAAGTTCAAGCCAGGAATAAAAAACATGGTATTCGTTGGACTCAAAGTATAGATAACTTCTACAAGAACTTAACCCGTGAGGTTGATATGGTATACTACGATGCCAATGGCGTGCGTAGAGTAGTTAAACAACTTGCTTACAATACTAAATTCAAAGAAGCTGAGTTTAGAAACGACTTGCAAGAACTTAAAAGAAACGTAGACGTAGCAAAGAAAAATGGTGTAGAGGCAGAAATCACAGATGCTGAACAGAAACTACAAAAGTTCCTAGACGATTATGCAGTACGTCCTTACACAAATGAGTATTATGAAGCTGAAGATTTACTTAGTGCTGATGCCAGAGCTGCTCGTGAAGATTTATTAGACCAGTTAGAAGAACACCAAGCGGTGTTTGGAGATGCTGAAACTAGTGAAGAAGAAAGAAAACAGAGAACAGAGTTAAGAAGAGCCTATGAAAGACTAGGTTCTATCTTTAACGAAGATGGTAGTGAGAAACTAAAAGGCACTAAAGAAAGAAACATTGCCGAGTCAATCATTGCTTATAAAAACAAACGTAGAGCATTAGAGGCAGTTGAGTTTATAATCCCAGATAAGGTTCAGAAACGTTTTGAGATTGAGAAGACCTCTCGTAAACAAAAAGTAGCTGACTTAGAGCGTAAGATAAGTGTATTAAACACAGACATTGCAGATGATATTGCACTTGGTCAAGATGTTACAGCTAAACAAAACGAGTTAACTGACAATATTGCAAAGTTAGAAGTAGCTAAGAAAGAGTTACAGACATGGCTTGACGCAAATACTCGTACTGAGATTGACCCTGAGTTCTTTGAGTTACAAAGAAGTATTGCTGATAAGATTAGAGAAGTTTTCCTTAAGTACGGAGAAGATCCTTTGTTAAGCGAGGCTTATGATGAGTTGTTTAACTCAGTTAAAGGTTATAGAGACCAAGATGGAGTTATAGTAGGTAGTCAGGTTCAAAGAGGATTAGGAGAAAGAGTTAGGGATATTGAGATAAAGATTGAGAAACTTAAGGAAGATGCAGAAGGAAACAGAGAAATATCTGACGAGGACAAAGAAAACCTCAAAGTTTTGTTCAAGCAACTTAGTGATATCCAAACTAAAGAAACCACCGACTACTACAAAGAGCAGTACAAAAAGGTTGCTAATGCAGCAAGAGTAGACTTATACGCAGATGCTGAACAAGTAAAAGAGATAAAAGAACTTGCAGAGAAGTTAGCAGACCAGTATATTGAGAATGAAGGTTTAGTTGAGCAGGACATTGAGTTAGACGATGACTTACCTCCACTTAACCACCCTTCAGAGTTTGGTACAGATAAACATAGAAGTGACTTAATTTCTTCCTACGAGAAGATGATTACTGAGCTACGTCTACAACAAAGAATCAAGGATAGTGATTGGTATAAAGCAAACCACGTTTCTATTAAGAAGACTTACATAGACAGAAAGTCAGGTCAAAAGGTAGTTAAGATTTATGAAAGACCTATCTATATCTGGAACCGTACCATTCCTCGTAACGCTGCGTACATTAAACAGGAGAATCCTAACTTTGATTGGGCTGTTCCTAGAGTTAGAGAAGAGTACAAGAACAAAGACTACAACTTCTTAGGTTCGGCTAGACCAAGAGAAACACAAGACAACAGATATACTAACGAAGAGTACTCTAAGTTAATCCAAGACGACAGAGATATCGTTGATGAGATGGTGACTCTTTATGAGGACATCCAAAGGAACTTGCCAGTATCACAACGTCTTGAAGGTTACACTGTACCTAACAAAACAAGAGATGCTAAGGAAAATATAACTGATATGTTCACCAATCCTTTGGCAAGGTTTAAAGGATGGTGGGTTGGTTGGAAACTTATCTTCAAACCAGGATTAGCAGGAGAAGATCAGTACGAAGATGAGATATCAAGTTTGATAGACGAAGAGTCTAAAAGAAAGATAAGCAAGTCTAATAGGAAAGTACAGTTAATTAAAACTAGATACAAAGAACCATTAAACACAAACCAAGTCTCTCGTGTACTAGTTCAATCACTTGCAGAGTATGGTTCTTATGCCTCTGAGTTTTCAGGATTAAAGAAAGCAATGCCTGCTGTATTTGCTGCAAGAGAAGCTGCTTTGGGCACCAACATACCAGAGGGTGACGTACAGATGCTAGACAACGAGATTAAACGATTCTTTTATGGCGGTGAAGTAAGTAACACAAGTTTGGGAGATAATCCCTACATGAAGGCTACTATGCGTGCTATCAGAAGAATCTTTAGGTTTAGCCAAAGTCGAGTATTGTTGTTCAACTTCCTACGTGTGTTTAAAAACATCTTTAACAACTTCCTTAAGATTGTTCTAAGTAAGAATAGGTATGGTTTAACTAGAAGAGAGTTGTTAAGAGCTTGGTGGAAAGGATTAAGAATGCGTAGAAGCTTACTTTCTTTAGAGATAGGTTCTCAGCAATACAGTGAGTACGCACTTAAGTTGGTTCACTTTAGAGCTTTGCCTGCTGCCGATCCTACCAAACTAGCAACTAACGTACACCAAACAAGTATCTTTAAGTATGCTAACGCAGAGAACTTCAGCGCTCAGATATTTGGATACATGGAGATGTCTTCTACTATTTCTATCTATGAAGCTTTGATTGCTCGTTTAGATGTACCTATGGTAATTAATGGTCAAGAAACTAGAGTTAATCTAAGTGATGCTTATGAGGTAATTGACGGTATACTTGTTCCTAAAGATGGTGTGTTTGGGTTAGAGTTGAATGCAATGCGTTCTCTAGTAGAGGAAAGAAAGCAAGTAATATCAACGTTCTTATCACAACAAGGAGTCCCCAGTATAGAAAAGTTAAGTAGTGAGCAAAAGACAAGATTAAAAGGACTACTAACTTCTGTGGATGTTCGTATAGCATCTTTGGACAAAGCCAATAGCGCAAAGCAAACTAAGTTAAGATTAGTTGAACAGCAGTTAAGAGACCAGATTCACGAACTATATACAAGTACACAGGGTAACTACTTCTCAAGATCACGTTCTGCCTACGAGCAAAACTTATTTGCAAGTGTGATTATGTCTATGAGACGTTGGTTAGCTCCTAACCTTCAAACTAACTTCGGTGGTAGAAGACTTTCACTATACACAGGAAATCTAGAAGGAGGGTTTTATGCTGAAGGTGGAAAAGCATTGATTAGGAAAATGCGTTACCTAGTTGCTGGAGAAAGAATGGACTTAGGAAGTACTGAGTTTGAGAAAGAAAAACACCAAAGGATATTCAGAGACACTATGAACGTAGTTGGGATGCACGCTATCTCATTAGGTTTAACTTCACTTTTGTTTATGGGTTTAGGTGGAGGAGGAGACGACGATCCTTCTAAGTTGTTAGCACTCTTAGCTATTATCTCCTTAGGTACTTATGACGAAGCAATTAGCTTACATCCTATACTTGCACCTGCTAACTGGATTTATAAAACATTCTTTAGACAACCTTTGGCACGACCTGGAGATGAAGAAGGAGGTGCTAGTAGTACAATAAGACATACATTGTATGCTTTGTTTGGACCCCAGATGAGAAGCTTTGACCAAATGTTTGAAGCAATCTTAGATTGGAGAAACGTAACAGATCCTTTTGAGCCTTACTACGAGCAAAGAAGAGATATGGGTGGCAATAGTATCGTTAACACTCCTGCTCCTACTAGAGGATTACCTAGAATTCTTGCTATGGGTATGAAGTACTATGGAGTAGAGTCAGGTTTAAAACCACTCTATGCTCCAAGAAAACGTGTGATGGACATGCTAAAACTTAATCCTATGTTAGGAATGCAAGATCCGTTGGGAGATTACGTACAGATTCAACAGAGGATATCTGACTTACAAAAAGAAATCTTAAAGAGAGACCCTCAAGATAACGTATACTTTATGGAAGGGGAGTGGGATAAGATGTCAAAACCTAATGTAGAGGAGATGAAATCTAAAGTTGCTGAGTGGGGAGTTCTTAAAGTAGAAAAAATGATGATGGAGTCTACAAACTCAGTTATCGAAGCTGCTAAGATGGAGAAGGACATTAGTGCTTACGAAGGTTCTCAAGATGTAAAACAGTTAGAGAAAATGTTGCAAGACTTCTATGATATCAAACTACCTAAAGCTCCTAAGAATGAACAAACTCAGTTCTATAAAGAAGTAGAGAAAACATTCCAAAAGTATAGAAGAGGTAAGATTAGAGAAAGTTTTGATGAGTTACAACAGACACAGATGTCACCTGATTAAAAACCACTTGACAAAGTAATAATTAAAGTTAACTTTGTAATACGAGCCACTAGGCTGGGTTAAAACCGATAAACTATGAGCGTAAATGCAGAACAATTGATGAACGAGCAGTCTAAGAAGTTAAGACAGATTGCCGCAAGTACAGGTCTAATGGCAGGATCAGGAGGCTTTGTACGTTATGGAACAGGTACAGTAAGTGACGTTCAGTTCACTGCTGTCGTACCACAAGAAGACACCGTCTTTACTTCATTTAAAGTAAATGGAATGGAGACCTTATCAGCTCGTGGTATGAGTACCATTACCTTTAAGCAAGGAGCATACCTCCCAGGTGGAGGAATCATCACTGGATTTGCTATCTCTTCAGGTAGCATAATTGCCTATAAGTAATGATTGGAATTGGTATTAATACCACACTTCGTGTTATTAGTGGTGGAGGTGGTCCATCATATGACGCAGACGCTCAAGCCTTCTTTGATAGAGTTACAACTGCGGGTGGCACACTAACCACCACCGAAAAGAACGCAACCAAACAATTGTTGTTGGATATGAAAAGTGCGGGTATTTGGACAGCCATGCGTGCCGTGTATCCAATGGTGGGGGCAAGTGCGGCAGCGTGTGCTCAGAACTTAAAGAGTAGTAGTTTTACGGGTACTTTTGGCGGTGCATGGGGTTTCAGTTCAAATGGTGTACAAGGTAACGGAACAAATACATATTTTGATACAACTTTAACACCATCAACTACACTATCTAACACGTCCGAGCATTTAAGTTTTTATTCAAGGACAAATATAAACGAGGCAAAATATGATTTTGCTTGTGGTAATTTTGCTGTAATTTTATATTCAAATACTTTTTACGTAAATTTTACAGGTTCAGGAATTTTTACCGCAAATATTGCAGTTGCAAATACTCTTGGATTTCATTTAGGTACAAACGTAACAGGCACGAGCGTAAACGGATATAGGAACGGAACTAAAGTGATTAATAATTCACCTTTACTATGTCAATTAGCAACTACTCCTATGATATTGGGAGCAAGTACTACAACGCCATCAAACGTGACCGCAAAACAATACGCTTTTGCTTCTATTGGTGACGGATTGAACGATACACAAGCAAGTAATTTTCACACAGCCGTACAAGCATTTAATACAACTTTAAGCCGTCAAGTATGATTATAGGATACATTTTAACAATCGAGCAAAAAGATTCAATACAGGGCGTAGAATTTGCACCTTATGAAATTTTTAGTTGCGTACAAGATATAAACGACATTTGGTATACTTTTTTAACTGAAGAACAAAAAGTTTTAATTTTAGATACACAGTGGAACTGGATCCTTACATTGCCCGAAGCCGAATACATCCCACCACCACCACCACCTTTCCCGATATGACCGCTCCAAAAATAAAACCCTCACCTATCCCTGTTTCCTTTGAGCAATTCAAAAAGAACCCAGTTGCTGCCGTGGCTTTTTGTATGCTGTTGGCTGTTAGCTATTTGTATATGGACCTTAGGTCGGGTTACAAAGAACAGATTGAAAAGAGTAACCAGAAGATTGATGCTCTTGATATCAAGATAGATCGCCTGAGTTATGCGCTAAAGAAATCTGACAGTGCACTGGCTGCCGCTATTACTGAAATACGAATCATGAACACAATGAATAAGCTATGAGAAACTTTGCTTTAATTTTCTTAA